CGAGAACTCCCATGCTATACAATAGACGCATAGGGCCCTCCCTGCTGGTAGGAATGCCTCCCCTGGACCGAGATACCAGGTTAGCGATACAGCAGTCACTCGAGTCTCTACTCGAAATCTTTCACATATTTGGGTACAAAAAAACCCCCGATCTATCCAGAGCGAACGCCCATTGGTGCGTTCTAACAGAAGCCTGTGAGGGTAACTGGAAAGCTGTCGCCAAATACAAACTGACGGCATACTACAGTCACTTCCACCAACAGGAACTACCCCCGCGTCCGTGGACGCAGGCTCTGGATAGCCCCTCCCATCTCCTAGGTGGGGGGGCAGATCGCTTCGCCGCAAACTACCTCCGAACACATAACAATGTAGAACGTGAGGAGTTGCTCCAATCCATACTGCAAGCCAAGAAGGGCATGCCACGGCCTACAGGCCGTGAGGTCGAAGCTGCGACGAAGAAATTTGTGAAAAAGATGACCACAAAGGTTGAAGACAATCAAGAACGGACTATTCCTCTGGTTAGCTCATGGGCCGACCAAGGTGAATTCCCTGACAGCTGGGATCTCATACTCAGTGCCGCTTCTGTTCGAAAACAGTTGCAGCGCACGGTAAATGAAATCTTCACTGACGTGGAGTACACCTACGAAGACAGAATTCGTCCATTCTTTCCGTCAACAAGCGCAAACTATGTAAACCATCGTTCAGAAGCCGGTAGTGTCGGAGCTGTGCTCCTGCACCCGAACCTCATGGACGGTCTGCGAAAACCTAGTGGTCATCTTGAAGTACGTGTGACTGCAATCCCAAAAGATGACGAAGAAGAACACATCGAAGATGAAACGCAACCGAGCGTTGTGGTAGAGGCCGAACATGGTCACCTCGAATCGAACTTCCAAACCCTCTGGCACCGCATGTTAAAAATCGCGGAGACAGAAGAGACGGAGGTAAGAGCCGTAGGGATACCTGAGGCACTCAAAATCCGTATGATCACAGCAATGCCGCCATTCCAGCAGGCAGTACTGAGATCTCTTCGTAGCAAGATGCACGGGGTAATGAAAAGACACCCAGTGTTCCATCTGATTAACGAACCTGTGACTGAATCGCACATGTTGGACCGGCTTGGTATCAACCTCAAAGAGACTGACGCCTACCTATCCGGCGATTACGAAGCAGCCACAGATAACATTTTCAGCTGGGTAAGTGAAGCCGTAGCAGACTATGTCGGCGACGCCTTACAACTTGCAAACGAGGAGCGCGCACTCTTCATTAGCGCGCTAACGGGGTCCAGATTTAAAGGACAACCACAAATGATCGGTCAGCTCATGGGCTCAATCATGAGTTTTGTCGTGCTGTGCATCATCAATGCAGCCATGACGCGCTGGGCAATCGAGCTAGCAGCTCGCAGGGTATACACTCTGCGGGACGCCCCGCTTACGATTAACGGCGACGACGTGGCGGCAAAAGGTGACAAGCACAGGCTGCCGGCGTTCTGGGAAACCATCACATCGTTTGTTGGATTGAAGAAGTCGATTGGTAAGACTTATGTCTCTCGCGAGTTTGTCAACATGAACTCGACAAGTTACATGAGAACGGAAGAACCGTTCCCCCTCATCTACACACGGAAAGATGGAAGCCAGATCGTTCGGCCAAGCCGTCTGAAACTCACCAAATACGTAAACCTTGGGCTACTAAAGGGTCTCAAACGAGCCGGCGCTCCCGCCAAGAAGGCGGAGGCGCAGGCAGGAAAGAAGACCCCCAAGGGTGATTTAAATCTCAACGAAATCACTACGATAGGTGGGAATTTAGGCGCCAGGGCACGAGAACTCCTTCGATTAGCTCCCGAAAGACTTCATGAGCAGGTAATGCGAGAATTTATCAAGCACCACCGCGATGTGTTAAAGAAGACCAGACTACCATGGTACATGCCAGATTGGCTAGGAGGACTGGGTCTGCCCAGTGGACCGTGGGGTAGTTCCTCACCGCTTGATCGAAGGATCGCGATGAGAATCATACTCCACTGGAACACGGTGCACCCCATTCCAATCAGCCGCAAAGGCGTCGCGTGGAAGACCTGGCTTCGCGCGGAGAAGGCTCTACCAGAGCCAGTTTACTGCCGGACTAAGAATGAACACACTGAGGCCTATAGTCATATGGTCGGTCGGAAATGTATCGACCTACTATTTGACTCCAGTGTAGAACTTTCTGACCTGTTCCAAGAACTCAACGATGACAAGTCATTCCGCGTCATTCACCATAACGCGCGACTCTGGTCACCGAAGGAAGGAGGACTCCCAAAGGAGCTTCCGGCAGATGCTGAACTCTTTCAACCTCTCTACGCAAACTTCGTCATCAGCGACCCCAGACCAAGTCTGCGGGAACGCATGGAAAGTATCGCTGCAAGACAACAGGGGGCGGTTTCGCAAGATTTGGACTGAACGGAGCTAAAGCTACGAAAGGAACAGAACAAAGCGAGATATGACTACACGCCCGGTGGTGACATTGTCTACAAG